ATGGCGTACGTCAGGCCCCGCGAACGCAAAGACGGATCGAAGTTCTACTCCGTCTACTGGCGCGACGGCGGCCGAGGATCCAAGCAGGAATGCGAATCCTGGGAGACCCCCGAAGACGCCGAGCACTTCAAGAAACTCGTCGATGACGTGGGTGGGGTGAAGGCCCGCGAGATCATGCGGATCGTCGCCACCCCCCGACAATCCCAAACGTTGGCTCAGTACCTCACCAAGCACGTCGACACCCTCACCGGCATCCAGGCCGGAACGAAGAAACGCTACGAGGCGTACGTCCGCAACGACCTGCACCCCATCGGCAGCATCCCGCTCACCGCACTGTCCCGCTCCGACATCGCCGCGTGGGTGAACACAATGTCGGAGAAGTCCTCAGCCAAAACGGTGAAGAACAAACGAGACTTCCTGTCCGGCGCATTGAAGGCCGCGGTCAAAGCTGGGGTGATCACCCACAATCCGGCTGAAGATGTCCGCAATCCCCGCTGGGACCGCAAAGAGATGGTGTTCCTCACCTCTGCGGAGTTCAAGCTGCTGCTCTCCGAGATACCGGAGTACTGGCGCCCCCTGGTGGAGTTCCTCGTCGCTTCAGGCTGCCGGTGGTCGGAAGCCACCGCCCTGCAACCGAAGGACATCGACATCTCCCACGGCACCGTGCGCGTAACGAAGGCGTGGAAGACCGGGGCCGGCGGGTACACCATGGGTGTACCGAAGACGAAGAAATCAGTGCGGACCATCAACGTGCCTTCCCGTGTGTTGGAGCAGCTGGATTTGTCGGGGGAGTGGGTGTTCACCAACTCCGGCCGCGGGCTAGGTGCATTCGCTGATGGGGTGGTGCGGTCGAGTGACTCCCCGGTGCGGATCCATTCGTTTCACCCGAACGTGTGGCGGCCTGCCATCAAGCGAGCGGAAGCTAAAGGGCTGCGGAAGTCCCCCAGAATTCATGACCTGAGGCATACAGCGGCGTCGTGGCTTATCCAGGCGGGCAGGCCGTTGACGGCGATACAGCAGCAGCTCGGGCATGAGTCCATCGCGACGACTTCCGACGTTTATGGGCATCTGGACCGGTCGTCGGGTCAGTCAAACGCCGCAGCGATCGACGCAATGCTCGCCTAGCAACTCCCGGCTTCCCTATGCTTGCAGTATGAAGACCGCTGTCATCCTGGCCGCTATCGCGTTTCCGCTCGCAACCGCAGCCCCAGTAGCAGCGAACGAGTACTCCTGCCTGAACGCCGCAGCATCGAACGGCTACGTCAATGCCGACAAGTTCGTTTGGCAGGTCGAGCAGGATTGCGCCACCGCCTACAAGATCGCCTATCCCGGTGGGATCGACACCCAGGAGCAGGCGAAGGCCGCATCGGACGCCGCCGACCAGTACCTACGGTCGCTCGGGTACGACGCCGAGACGGTCGAGCAGATGGACATTGCGGGGCACGGCGTCTAGGCCGGCTATCCGCCTGAGCCGGTTCACAACGACCGGGTTGTACGACAACGCCGTCTCCGATTCAAGCAACTGGCTCAACCGTTGGTAGTAGCGCACCGGATCTAACCCAAGGCCGCGAATGGCGTCTTCCTTCGCCCCCGGCGTCCGCCAGAACAGGGCTTCAAGATCCAAGATCTGTCTGTCCGTCACGGAATCCATAACCACTCGTCCCCTAACGCACCCTCCAACTGACTGGTCTCCAGCGGATCGAGGGTGCTCATTCGTGTGTGCAGGGTGGGTAGATCAACCCATAGGGCGTCGGCCAGTTCGTTGGGTTCACGGCTCCACCGCAAACCCTCCTCCAGGTCGTGCATCTCGATGAGCCGGCGGGCCGCCAACTCATCGACGATGCGCTCCTCGCGTTCCTGAAGCCCTGGGGGTACCGGCCCACGCTCTAGATGGATCAGCTCGTGGGTCAGGGTGCATCTGCGGTGGACCTGGCGGAGCCGCCTGCACAGCCACACTCGCCGGAGTTTGAAGCTGGTCACTCCCCACATCTGGTGGGGCAGCTCCCGGTGGCAGTTGATGATCACGTCGGGGTAGTTCTCAGCGGCGTGACGCCACGGATGCCAGCGGGATTCCATACCTGGAAGCTAACTGTGACCCCCGACAAGTCAGACGAGCCGCAAGCCCCTGACCTCGAATAACAGCCGTGTTATTCAGGTTTGGGGTGCTCTTTTACGTTTCGGGCAGCCAGAACCATACGCCTCCTTGATTTGCTTCTCTTGGCTCGGTGAAGGCGATTCCGCCGCAGCTTCCATGACATGGGTCTTCTCCTCTGCTGTCTCCCAGTAACCGTGATTGTCGAAACCGTTTCTCAGAAGCTCGTCCCGATCCAAAAAGAGCCTTTCGAGGATGGGTCTGACCTCCGCGCCGGCACCGCTGTTGAGAACATCGTCGGTGAATCTGTCGCACACACCGAGGGCTATGTCGACTGCGTTATCGGCCGTCATTCGCCCTTCGGCCACTTGTCCTCGAAGAACGACAGTTACTGCATCCCAGGCTGAAAGGCTTCTGGGTGCGACCGCCATTTCCGCGAGCTGCTCCATAGAGACGCGTCCATCCCCCCGAGGCGGTAGAGGCGTGGGGTCTCCGCCGTGAAGGGTCCGCGCGGCGCTACCAACTTCCCAATCCAGTCCGGCGTCAAGGCGACGCAGCACCAGCGGTGTCGGATCCTTTAGAACGCCCCGTTCGATTTGACTTAGCGTCGTGGAGCTAGGGCCGCTCCGGCTTCGCAAGTCGGTTTGTTGCAAGCCGAGCTCTTCGCGCCGTTGGCGGACGATGCGCCCAAAACGCTGTCGGTCCGGTTCTTCCATGGCGGCAAGACTGCCAAAAATTTTCGGCAAACCATAGTCCGGTTTGGCTAACGACGCGCATGTAGTTTTCAAGGTCGGCGTCTCACACGCTGGGGATTCTGCACGTCAGGGCAAATTTGTGGCAAAAATGCTTGCGGTCGCGGCGGTTAGCCGTTACCGTCAGGACCTATGGGAAGCAAAATTGCCGCAAAACGGCGATACAGCCGACAGCGAGAACGTCGGGTCCCGCCTCACATGTCTCTTCAGGACGTCCGACTTCTACTCAAGGGCATCGCGAAGCAGTACAACTTGCCCCTCGGGTTCGACATCGATGACATCTGCGATCGGGTTGAGGCTGCGTGCGGTGATCGACCGGCCAGAGGAACCATCTCCGCGATCGAGACGGGCACGAGGGGCGTTTCGGCTGAGCTTTTGACGGCGCTGGAGTTGGCCTACGGCACACGTCCCGGGTCGATCACGACGACATACGAGCCCCGTTGTACGCCCAGCCTCGCCGACGAGGTCGCGTAATGCCCGTCCGATACGCCCCCGCATAAACAACGCCCCCACCTGGTCAGGGGTGGGGGCTTACCGACAACCCGAGTTAGGAGACTCGAATGTCAGAATCCAATCATACCGGAGCGTTGGTTCCGTTTAACTACGGCGACTCTCCTGTGCGAGTGATCGTCATCGACGGTGAACCCTGGTTCGTCCTCACAGATCTGTGCAAGGTTCTCGACCTTACGAACCCCCGCAACGTCGCGGCCCGCCTGGCCGATGATCAGAAGGGTGTCCGCCCGGTGGACACCCTTGGCGGACAGCAGTCAATGACCATCGTGTCGGAAGCTGGCATGTACGAGGTGGTGTTCCGCAGCGACAAGCCTGAGGCCGTGGCGTTCCGCCGCTGGATCACGGGGACCGTTCTTCCCGAGATCCGCCGCACCGGCTCGTTCAACGCTCAGCCCGCCCTGCCCCAGACACGCGAGGAGCGGTTCGCCCTCGCGCTGGTCGATGCGAAGCAGATGATCGTGGAGCGCGACGAAACGATCAAGGAACTGACCGCACCAGCGCGGTCGTGGCAACTGCTCGCCGATGCTCGTGGCGACTTCTCTGTGGCGGAGGCCGCGAAGATCCTGTCTCGCGATCCGTCGATCACAACCGGGCGTGATCGCCTGTTCGACTTCATGGCGGAACAAAAATGGATCTTCCGGTCCAAGAACGCACGCGGCGGCTGGGAGGCGTATCAGACCGCTGTTGACACGAGGCGTCTGGTCGAGAAGCCCGCGAAGCCCTTTTTGAACTCCAAGACCGGCGCTTACGAACTGCCTGCCCCCACGATTCGCGTGACTGCAAAGGGCATCGGCAAGCTCCACGAACTCATGGGTGGCACAGAGCCGATCCGCTTCGTTGTGGGAGAAGCATCGTGACGGAAAAGGTTGCCCGCACTAGGCAAGCCTGGCGTCCGCCCATGCCCCGCAAGGGAAAAGCCATTCTCCTGGACGCGCGGGAGGCTTCTGGACAGTACGGATGGACAGACGAGAACCTGGCAGCAGTTCACGCAGCCAGGGACGCCGGCTGGACTTTGCAAGAGATCGCCGATGTCCTCGGCTGCACCCGCGAGTACGTGCGGCAGCTGTATGAGAAGGAATCAGATCCGACCTGTGAGGTGACCGGATTCCCAGAAAAGCCGAAACGCCCGCAAGCCCCCCAACGGATTCCCGTCAACGTCCTTCGGAGACGACTGGTTTCGTCCGGCGAGATACAGGAACTTGTTGACCTGCAACGCGTAGCTAAGCGACGCCGCAGTAACGGAAATCCAGCAACTGTAGCTGCGGCAGAGGAACTTTGGCGCCGGGTTAATGACCTTGTCAACCTCGGGGTCTCGTCCACTTGGTTGTCTCAGCAGATGGGGCTGTCCAGCCAGACCTTGAATTGGGGCCTGGTCCGATACGGATACCGAGACTGCCCTCCCTCGCAGTCGTTGAAGGTAACTGGGGGCGGTCAGCATGACTGAAACGTTCAGTGTGGAGGAGTACGCGGACCGTGTGCTCGGATCCCACCAACCCGCCGACATTCAGTGGTTGGTGAAGCGGTTCCGGGGTGAGTCGAAGCCCCAGTTGCCGGCCTACAAGGCGGGCCGCAGGTGGCGGGGAACTGAAGAGGACATCGAGCAGGCCATCGAGTTGTTGAGGCCGACAAAGGTTGGTGTTCCTGATGTTCCGTCTGCTTCGGGTTTGACGAGGACTTCTGCTCGTCGGTTGATGGGGAGGTCGGCGTGATGAATGCGGCTGAGGTGTTGCTCGCGATGTTGTTGTTGGCGGGGGTGTTTATCGCCGTGGTGTGGGGTGTGTCTCGGGCGGCGTATGCGCGGGGTGCGGAGGATGCGCTAGCCGATTCGGATTCGTACCGGTTCGAACGTCAGGAGGAGCGGAACCGCGCTGTGGATGCGGAAGCGGAAGCGCAGCGGTCGGGGGATGACTGGGTGGTAGGGGATCTGGCGGATGAGGGGATGAATCGATGAACAGCGTTGTTGCCGTCCGGGATCTATTGATGGACGACAAGGTGATGCCGGTCAACGGTGTCGGGAAGGTCTTCACCGTCACCGATCTGCACTACGACCAGGGTGTGGTGAAGACCGTCACCTTGTGGGACGGGTGGCGGGAGCACGTCAGTCGGGAGAAGACGTTCGTCCTCACGGCGAGGGTGTGGGACTGATGTCGGCTCGTCAGGTTGCCCGTGATCTCCGGTATGTCGCTGCGGATTTGTGTTGGGCTGTGGTGAAGGTGTCGGTGGATGGGTTGGCGTCTGGTGTGTCGTGGTGGATGGCCAGGAGGCAGCCGGCTCCGTTGCCTTCGGGTGCGGAAGCACTCACCAAAGCAGAAGCCCTAGACGAGGTGTGGGAGCCGGGATGTGCGCGGCTGCTGCGGAATCCTGAGACGCTGCAACGGCTTCTCCAGGCTGACGAGACGCAAGCCGTCGAGCTGGATCTGACCCCGGAGCAGCGTGATGCGGCTGCTGAGTGCGGCGTCGACATCTGCTGCGAGCACTGGACCGCTTTCAAGGCGGGCGAGAAGTGCTGGGAGTGCGAGCCTGGTCCGGGTGTGGTGACCACCCCCACACCCGGACAGCCAACGTTTGCCGACCACGTCAAAGCCCTCCTAGAAGAACACATCGTGGTCAACGAAATGTTCGGAATCGGAGTCCTCTGCACCGGATGCGATTGGCGGGGCGTGCATTCCGACCGCAACACGCATTTGTCGGAGTTGATCGGGGAGTTAGTGGCAGCCGAAACCCGCATCGCACAGAAACTACGAGCAGCAGGAGACAAGTGATGGCATCTGTCGGCGAGGTCACAGTGAAGGTCAAGGCTGATCTATCGGCGTTCACCCACGCAACTGTCGAAGACGTGGCGAAGGTGATCGCTGCCCACGTGTACGGAGATGGCGGACCGGTTGCAGATCCAGGCTCTCCCAGCGCTTTGAACGTTTGTACAGATGCCGCTGCGGAGTTGTGCGAGCGGTTCAACATTCTGCCTGCCTGATTTTGGCGGGGTCTCGGTTGCGGTAACAGCCGAGACCCCTGAACACAACGGAAAACACACATCAACGAGAGGAATCCGAAGTGCCTGCACGAAACGATACCAACGAGGTGGCGGTGAGCTTCGATGCTCTCGTTGACCTCACGACGAATGCCGTCGGCTACGGCGTGATGATGGCTTTGGAGAGCCGAGACGAACTGCTCCGGAAGCTCCAGGCGGCTGGCCCGAACACCACCATGTGGGATGTGTTGAAGCCCGACGCGGAGAGTTTCCTGCGGACCCGTACCGACCTCGTGGAGCGACTGAACGAGGTGACCGAATGACCGAACTGGATTCGCCGCGTGTGGATACCGACTTCACCCCGGACATTCACTGGGGGAGGAGGCCGGGGGTGGTGCGCCCGCAGCCCCGGTGGTGGGAGAAGCAGTGGTTGACCCTGCCCTGGTTCCACCCGTCTCGGGTGGTGGTGGATGCGTCGGATGAGCATGACTTCACCAACGCACTCGTCGAGTTGCAGGGCATGGCCCTCGATTTGGAGGCGGGCTTGCTGTCCGGGCATCGTCCTTCCTCCCCGCCGTTTGTGGGTGAGGAGATGGGGCCGAACCCCCCGTTCGAAACCTTCCAAGACTTCTGGAACGCAGCATGAACGCGGCGGAAGTGCTGGCGCAGCACCAGTATTGGCCCCGCTCCACGGTCTGCAAGTGCGGGCATGTTCCGCTCACCGTGGGCGAGATCGCCGCGCACCAGCTCGACGCGCTCAAAGCCGCCGGATACGCGGTCGTCGAGACTCAGATGATCGAAAGTGGCGACGTTATCGACAAGATCGCGAAGGCTGTCGGGTGGTGTGAGAACCCCGACCCGGACGACCCAGAAGAGGCCGTTGCAGAAGTAAACAACCTGCTCTGGGACTGGGTTAACGCCGATGCGGAGGCCCGGTCGTGAGCGCGCTTGGGGGTTTGTCGTGGCCTGATGTGTGGCAGGCGTTCGGGATTGTGTGGACTGAGGGGTTGCAGGTGCAGGCCGCCATGCTGGTCGTGGCACCGGTTCTGGGCTTCGTCATGGATTTTGGGATGCGGCGCCCGTGCTACGAGGTGACCCGATGAGCCCCCAGGTGCGGGTACGTCCCCGCCGACTCCAAAACATCGGCCTATCGGTCGCCTGGACCCTCTGGATTGCGGGGTGCGCTGTCACCGTCGGCACCTACAACCCCGTCTGGCTGTATGCGGGGACATTAATGGCGGTCCTGTTGGCGTTCGCCACAGACACCAGGAGACAACGATGAGCCTCGAGAGGCCAAGCCGCGAAGAGGTCGACGCCGAACTTGAGTTGGCGATCATGGGCTACGACCGCCGCGATAAGTACCCCGAGTGGGGCAACGCCGCGATGCGCGAGGCGTACCGGGCCGGGATGGAAGACGGTCGGCATGCGGTGAAATCGCCGATCCGAGAGCTGCACCGTCCGTTTGATCGGCCCCTCAGTTGGGGCAACACGCAGACCGAGCGCGTCTGTGCTCACTGCCTCGGCCCTATCTCCTGGCCTTGTGCGACTGCTCGTCTGGTGTATGCGGAGGACGAACTGTGACTGCGAATGTGGGTCGTACCCCTAACCGGTTCCACCACAACGGAGACGTCACCGTAGGCGGCTACTTCGGACCCCTCCACGACATCACCCCCATCCCCTTCGGCACCAAACATTTACACGTCAGGTTCATGTACGGGCTGTCCCTGGACTTAACCCCGGCGGATGCGGCGGAGTTGGTGCTGCATCTGACGAAAGGGCTACGCGGGTTGGGGATCACACCCAATTTGGCCGGCGCAACCTGGGAGGGCGAATGAGGGCCGGCGTGGCTCAACGCAGCCACAAACCAGCCTTCACCACCTCCAAACTCCACGGCGCCTGCGCAGCCAAAGATCCCGAAGTGTGGTTCCCCGAAAGCAACGGCGGAACGACCCTCATAGCCAAACAAATCTGCCTCGACTGCCCCGTCCGAATCGAATGCCTCCAAGAAGCCTTGGACCGAGGCGAGGAGTACGGAATCTGGGGGGCTCTCACCTCCACCGAACGTAAGCAGCTCCGCAAAGGCGCTTCTGCGCGAACTGTGAAAGTGGCCCGCCCAGTCCTACCGGAGGAGCACGGCTACAAGGGATACCGAAAGGGCTGCAAATGCAAGGTGTGCAAGGCCGCCTGGTGCGACTACATCAAAGAACATCAGGAAGCGCACCGGGAATCGAAAGTGTGTGTGGTGTGCGGCGGCGATGTCCGCGGGCACGGAAAGTCCCGGTACTGCTCTAAGTCTTGTCGGAATGTCGTCAACGCGCAGCGGAAGCGCGACCAGCGTAGGAGGGCTGCGTGAGCATCATCGGAACCATCGACCACCTACTCAATCGGGAGCCGTGGATGGACATGGGTTTGTGCCGGGAGGTTGGGCCGATCTTCCACCCGGAGAAGGGTGAGCGCGCCAAAGTCGCTGAGGCGAAACGTATCTGCCAGACGTGTGATGTGCAGGCGCAGTGTTTGGAGTACGCCCTGAAAACCCGTGAAAGGTGGGGCATTTGGGGCGGTTATACGGAGCGTGAACGGCGTCGGCTCAGGAGGTCGGCATGAACCGCATATCCGCTATCGGCGCCGCACTGGACGACCTCAGGTCCGAGGTGCACGACGCCGAGAAACTCACCAGCGACAGGGAAACCCATGACGATCTGCGGCGTATCCGCCAGTACTTGAACTGGTGTGTGAGGCGGGTCAACAACATCGAAGAACGGACAACGAAGTGACTGATCCTGTAGCGCAGTTGGCGCTGTCGAAGCTGTTGGGCGGGAAAGTGAAGGAGTGGGAGGCCGACGCCAAAGCAAGGTTGTCGATGCTTCCGGGGGAGAGGACCGCCGCTGTCATCGGCTCCCAGGTGTTGGGGCATGTCGGCATGACGAAGGGCCGGAAAACGGCCCGTGTGGTGAATGAGGCGGCGTTCCTGGCGTATGTGAAGTCGAGGTGGCCGGGTGAGGTGGAGGTGTCGGAGTCGGTGAATCCGGCGTTCCAGAAACGGCTTCTGGACGAGGCCGCGAAGCTGGGGGCGTTTGTGGATTCGGAGGGTGTGGTCATCGACGGCATCGTTGATGTCACCCAAGGCGATGCCTACCCCATCTTCAAGGCTTCGGAGGATGCGGACATCATCGTCGCCGGCCTGTTGGCGAAGGGCGCCCTGAACGTCAACGGACTCAAAGAGCTGGAGGCCGGCGAATGAGGCGTCCTGGGTTGTACGTGCGTCAATCGGAGAACGGTGACGGCGAGTTCTGGTACGTCATCAAGTCCCCGAATGGGCACATCCTCGCGACGTCGGAGATGTTTCCCAGCCGGTCGAATGCGAAGCGGGCGGCGCGGGCGTTCATTCGTCTCGTTGCGCCGGTCACGGTGGAGTTTTCGTACTGGGCTGGCCCTGTTCCTCCGCTGCGGGCTAAGGGCTACAGGCTCGTCACGGAGCGCATCCGATGACCGCGCTCAGGACGAGGCCCCCGACCGGCGCTGTCCCGTGGCCGCTCATCCTTGTGGAGGGTGGGGAGAAGTCCGGCAAGTCATGGTCCGCCGCTGTCCTCTCCGCGTCGGAGAAGGTCGGTAGGACGTTCTGGCTGGACTGGGGCGAAGGGGCATCCGACGAATACGGTGCTATCCCTGGAGCCCGGTACGAAGTCATCCAGCATGACGGCACCTGGCCCGACATCTACGCCCAGATCAAAGCTGCGAAGGATGAAGCCCAAAGGGCCGTAGACGCTGGTGAGAAGCCTGTGGTGTTGGTGATTGATTCGATGACCGCCGAGTGGGATGACCTCAAAGAGTGGGTTGACGGGAAAGCCAGGAGGCGGGACGCCAACCGGAAGAAACTTGAGAAGGACCCCGAAGCGGAAATCCAGATCACCACCGATCTGTGGAACCTCGCCACGGCTCGGCATAAAGAGTTGATGCGGGTGTTGATGCGGTTCCCCGGAATCGTCGTCATGACCGCGAGGGGTGCGGATCAGGTGGCAATGGAGAACGGGAAGCCCACCACGAAACGGACGTGGAAAGTGGAGGGCCAGAAGAACCTGGCTTTTGATGCGTCGGTGTGGGTGCGGCTGTCCCGGTCTGAGCATCCGCAGATCATCGGTGCGCGTTCGGTTCATGCGGGGATCGTGCCGGGGGAGGACAAACCAAAACGCATCCCTGAGTTGACGCTGGAGCAGTTGGTGTTCGACATCCTGCGGTGTGATCCGAAGACGGCGCACGTTAGGGAGGCTGCGTCGGTTCAGGAGCGGGTTATGGACTTGATGGACGCGGTGGATGCCGCGGAGTCCAAGGATCAGCTGACCGAGATTTGGCGGGATGCGAAGGCCGGCGAGGTTTTGAATGTTGGTGTGTTGGATGGGCCGACGTTGTCTGAGGCGATCATGGCCCGCGCGCAGGCGTTGGAGGCCAGTCCGCAGGAGCCGGTGCAGCAAGAGTTGGAGGCGTCCTGATGTGGGATCCGACGAAAGCCCCCGACTACCGGCCGCACACCCCACCACAGTGCTCAGTCTGTGACAAACCTGTTCGGGGTGCGTATCTGTCGTCTTCGGATGGGGTGGTGTGTGAGGTGTGTATCCCGGTGACGGTGACTAGGACGCGGTGTGGTTGTGGTCATTGGGATTACACGACGCAGGCGTGGCCTTCGAAGTGTGCTAGCTGCCGGGAGGCGTCGTGAGTACCGAAAACCCCACCCACGCGGCAGAGGTGCTGAAGCAGGCGTTCCGGGACGCGGACATCGAGTGCGACTGGGACGCCGAAGGGCACGCGATGCACGCCCTCGACGCGCTCAAAGCAGCCGGATACGCGGACCCGGTGAAGCTGCCTGAGCCTGACGAGGACGGATTCTGGCCCGTCGAACTGCCGCAGCACCGAGCGACCGCGCATGTCTACGTGACCCCGGGCGGTCAAGTGCAGTACCCGCGCTACGCCAATACGCCAGGATCCGCACGTTCTCTCGCTGCCGCGCTGTTGGCTGCCGCTGATGCTGCGGAGGCCCACTCGTGAGTGTGGACACGATGTTGTGGTTCCGGCGTCGCCGCCGCAACCACCGGAGCGGGTGGCGACGATGAGCGTCACCGAGTTCTACGGCAACCGCACCTGGGCGGACACCGAAGGTGACATCAGCCCACACCAGAACGGGTTGGCGACCAGCCTGCGCATCCCGATCCTCACATCGGCGTTCCCGCGCTGGAACTACATCACCGGGATCGTAGTTTGCGATGGAGTTGTCGATCAATGCGTCATGCCAACTGACGATGAAATCCGCCTACTGCGTGATCATCTCGACCTGTACAACCGCTACTACCGGCAGGCGTTCCTAGATGCTATGCGCGACTTTGCCCCTTATGACATCGATGGTGGGGCGAACCTCGGCTACTACATGAAGCGCCCGGACAGTGGGTGGTGCTACCGGAAGCGGACATGGCAGTTGGGGGCACGCTGGTGGCCGTCCCCGATTCATTGGCAGACCAACGGTGGTCGAGGGTTTCAGCCTCCGTTGCCGTTGTCGCACGTTCTCACCCGCAACTTTAGGGGTTGGGGGCGGCTGTGTACGTAGTGCAGTGCGAGTGCATGGACAAACCCAGTCGCTTTGAACACCGGTCGGGGGATTTGTCGGCTGAGGCGTTCGTACGCCGCCACCACGCCTTCACAGGCCACCACACCCAAATACACCAGGAGACCGAATGAGCGACCTTGCAGAAGATCTCAAGGCAGCCATCGACGCAGTGGCAAAGCGGCTCACAGCCGAGATCGTCGGCCCGAGTGACAGCTACAACGGAGGACGGTTGACCGGCGACCAGGCCAACGGGCTCGCCCACCTCGTCGTCGACACCTTGCTCACCCAAGGATGGGCGGTGCTCCGCATCCCCGAGGGTGAACCGCACCGGGGATACAGTTCGGGACGCTGGCCCGTCGAAAGCCAAGACCCGGACGCTGCTGTTGTCATCCGCAGCGATGGGCGGATCGTCAGTGACGGCATCAGCAACCCTTACAGGCATCCCAACCATGCGTTGTCTCATGCTGTTGCGTTGATCGCGGCTCGGGATGAGGCGTTGGGTCGATCCTTCACGGACGCGTCCTGATGGCTGCTAAGGGTTTCACCCCCGCCGTGAAGGCCATCGTCTACGAACGCGCTGGCGGCTTGTGTGAGCGGTGCGGCAACCACCACACCGATGTGCAGTACCACCACAGGAGGCCGCGCGGTTCCGGGGGCTCTCGGCGGGCTGACACCAACCTCCCGGCGAATTGCTTGCTGTTGGGTGCGTCGTGCCATCACGCCACAGAGATGGGCAGGACGACGGCATACGAGTTCGGGTGGCTCGTCAGACAAGGCCACAACCCATCCGAGGTGCCCGTGTTCCGGCGCGGCGCATGGGTGTTACTCGACAACGATGGGGGTTTTGAGCGTGTCCCCGCCCCCACACAGGAGGCCGGATGAGCCGCCGGGATCGTGGGTTGTGTTGTGGGGGTGGGCATTCAACCCCGAAACAAGCACGTCAAAGTGGTAAACTTGGGGGGTTAAATGCAAGGCCCCCGGCGACAGCTGTGAACTGCCCCGGGGTGTGGTCTCACCTGTATGAGAGGTTCGACAATGACAGATGATAGTCCAAGGCCGCTGAGGGCTGTAGAGGCAGATGCCTCCAACCCTATGACGGTCGATCAACTCCAATCGCACGGCAACACTCTGCTCCAGCAGGCTGCCAGGGAATGCCGCAGGGCGCTACAGGCATCCACGAAGATTGATCTGCTTTATGAGGGTCGCAGCTACCGAATCCGGGACGTCGAGTGGATGCAGCGAGAAGCTGAGGACGCCAGGGTGAAGTGGGCGAATGTGTGCGCCCTGCTGGATGAGGTGGTCCGGGAGTACCGCAACAGCGTGAAGCGCACGGGCGGTGGTGCCTGATGCCGGTATCTGCTGATGGTGTCTACCGCCCTCACCCCGAGAAGGTCGGCCCGAGGAGGCGTGCCATCGTGTACGCCCGCGACAACTGGACCTGCCAATACTGCGGACGTGTGTTCGTCCCTGAAGCCGACAATCTCTCCGGTCGGTATGCGCCTTGGCATCGATTGCCCGCCGACGTCGATGTGGTCTATCTCGAAATTGACCATATCCACCCCCGCGCCCTGGGCGGTACGAACGAACTCGACAACCTTCAATCGGCCTGCACCCCATGTAACAAGCGCAAGCTAGCCACCACCATGCGCGTCGACTGGGACGCCCGAATTGCCCTGGCGCAGAGTGTTCTAGAGGCTGGTCCTGCGGGGGAAGACACCGCACGTAAGGCCGCTGCGGTACTCATCGGTTGCTTGCAACGAGAAGTCCCGAAGATCCGAGGCAGGAAAGCCGAGGTGGATTTGGATGGCTAACTCTGCTGCCCTGATTCGGGAATCCATCTGGCGTGACCGCGATTTCCGCAGCCTCCCAAGAGGAGCACAGGCCACGTATGTGCAGTTGTGCTCGCAGAAGGATCTGGACTGCGCCGGCCTGCTCACCCTGAACGTCGGGTTGTTGGCCAAGGGATGCGACCAGATCGACAAAGCTGCGATCCTGGCCGACCTCGCTGTCCTGGAGGACCACCGTTTTGTGTTCGTGGACGATGAGACCGACGAACTGTTCATCCGGTCGTACATGAGGACGGCTCAGGTGGTGAAGTCCCCCAACATTTTCAAGAGCGCGTTGAAGTCGGCCGGGATGGTGGAGTCGGATAAGTTGAGGGCCGAGGTCGCCGCCGAGTTGAGGCGGTTGCACCGTGCCGAGGCCGACAAACTGGCCGATGAGCTAAACCCTTCTGGAAGTCATCGTCCCGATCCGACGAAGGGTTCCGGAACCCTTCCCGAAAATGGAACCCTTCCGGAACCCTCCAGTACAGGAACAGGTTTAGGACTAGGGTCACCTTCTGTTGGTGGTTACCTTGGGGAGGGAACCGCCCCCCGCCCCCATTGCCCAAAGCATGTCGAAAACCACGACGGGCCATGCCGTCCGTGCGAAGCCCGACGCAAGTGGGATCTCCAGCACGAGGCGGATGTGAAAGCCGATGAGCTTCACCGCAAGCGCACCATCCGCGCCCTGATCGATGCGTGCCCGGACTGCGATCAGGTGGGCCGGCTTGATGATCTCTCGGATTGCCCGAAGCATCCGTCTAACCGCAAGGGAGCCGAAAGTGCCTGACGCCGTCGTGATCATCGCCGAGACGATCCAAACCCATCAGATCGCTTCTAAGCGGATCAAGCACCCGCGCATGCCCGGTGCATTGCGGAACCTCACAGGTTGCAGCGGGTGCGACTGGGTTTCTGAGGCCCTCAACGAGGCTGGACTGGACGCGCACCGGCAACATGTCGCCGCAGCGGTCAACGTGGCTTTGGGTTACCTGGAGCCCGAGACACAGTTCAAGTACACACATCTCGGTACTGGCAAGTGGACCATCCTTGAGGCTTTCGATGTGCCGGTGGCCCGGAAGATCGCCGGGACAACGCATGAGCTGAGCGTGGTGTCTCGGTGGGTGTCGGGTTGGGCGGACGCAGAAGGGTCTGCTGATGCCTGATCGTTTTGGTGAGTCCGACGACCCCACCACCGAGCCGGAACACCATCCTGAGTCTGGTTGGGAACCGGACAGGTTGTGGGCTGCCGAGCAACGAGCCGCAGCGATCGCCGGGTGCGGCCTGTGTGACAGCGACGGCTATCAGGGTGCGTTGGTGTGTGCGCATGTGGATTTCCGGCCGGCTGCCGCACGGGGCCGCAGGTTGATAGCCGAGGTGTTGGCGAAGGTCCGGGAACGCCGCGAGGGAGGAACCGAAAATGGCTGACCAAACGCCCGAGCAACGCATCCTCGAAGCAATCCGGAGTTGGCCCAACCATCCGTGGCTTGTGCTTCCCGGACCCGTGGACATCGCCGGGGGTCTCGCCGCACATCTGGTCCAGGCGCTTGGTTTGGCTGAGCACGCCGAAACGGTGCCTGTGTTCGTCAACGATGACCCACCTGAGTTGGTGTGGCGCGGCCTGGAGCAGGTCCCGGCCCAGCACGCCGAGTGGATTCCCCACACCCGCCTGGCCTCTGTCTGGCATTCCGAAGATTGCCCGGATTGCCGAGAGGAGCACGGCGTTCACGACCGCCGGATTCGTGAGGGTCGTGCTGAAGCGGTCTCGCGTGTTGTTGGGGGTGACCCGAATGCCTGACAGCCCACAGAGCCCGCCGGGAGGGCCGCTCATGACCACACACAGCCCCCAACCCACCCAGGACTACCCGGAAGGCCCAAAAGTGGCTCAGAATTCGATCCTGACCGCCGGAACGCACGGCTGTGCCCGATGCCCGAACCGGTGGGGAGGATTCAAGACGGCTCACTGCGGCGCGTGCCATCGCACCTTCACAGGGCTGACGGCGTTCGACAAGCACCGCACCGGCTCCCACACCAACGACACCCGACACTGCCTCCCACCCGAGTCAGTCGGGTTGGTGAATGCCGGCCGTGCGTACCCGTGCTGGGGATTCTCAGGCGAAGGTGACGACCGATGGGCAGACGACGATGAGTGAACTGACCGACCTACCCGAGCCCGTCATGGTGGGATTCGACCGTCTCCCGTTCCCGATGCGGATGCGGATAGCAGCGGACGTGATGGACGCAGTGAACGTCCGGTTCCGCAAGGAATGCCCGACCGTAGGCATCTCCCAGAACGAGCCCATCTCCCCGTCGTCCATGCGTTTTCTCGCCGATACCTGGCAGATGGAAGACGCCCTTGCCGCTCCCTCTAACCCCGGAGACACCACCCATGAGTGACCCAGCGATCGAAGCAGCGAAGCGCGCATGGAGCCGCGAAGGATGGGGCCGCGGTGAGCCGCAACTGAGTGAGGGCGCTCTGGCAATTGCGGCTGCAAGCGAAGCGCTCGCCCCCTTACGGGACATTCACCGCCCGTTCACGCGTGACTACCCCGGCGGCGACAACCGGACGGTGTGCAATCACTGTCTCGGCCCGGTTGATTGGCCGTGCCTGACCGCCCGCTACTTGTACACGTCCGACGAGTTGGCGGCTGTTCCCTCTAACCGAAAGGCCAACCACGATGAACGCTGAGCAAATCAGTGACCTGAACGAACGCCTGGAGAAGGCCGACCTGGAACTGCGCATCCTTGCGGCAAAAGCTGCGTATGCGATGGAGGGTCAGCGGCTCACCGGGAAGGCAGAGGGCGTCCGGCTCGCCTTGTCCTACCTGCGTGAGTACGCCCCGGGCATCGTCAGTCGCGAGCATTACCAGACAGATTCGACCGGCGTTTCGTACAGCGTGGACCCGACTCGAACGATGTGGCCGCGCTGCAAGTGCGGGGCTGTAGTCCCGGACATGGACGCGCATATCGCGGAGGTGTCGGCGTGAGTGGGGTTAGGTCCGTCCTCACCGACACACTCCGAGCACACCTGCTGACACCGTTCGGTCGATGCCTGTGCGGGGCGGGGGAAGACGCTTGGGAGATCGACGACGCGGAGCCTTGGACCGCCCATCTCGCTGACGTGTTGTTGGGTTTGTCTGGTGTGGCGGTAACCCAACTCCCCGACGCCCTCGAACCTGAAACGCAGACAATCCCGGTCTTCGTTGAAGACGTTCCCCGGATCATGGTTCAACGCGGCTTGGAAGAGGTTCCGGCGCACCATGCGGAGTTCATCCCTCATCAGCGGTTGACGACGGTTTGGTACAGCGACGAATGCCCGGATTGCCAGGAAGAACGCGGCATTCACGACCGTAGGCATCGTGAGGCAATCGCCGCTACTACCGGGGCTGCTGCTGCGGTGGAACACCAGGACCAGCCGTGAACCCCGTTGCGATTGGTTACACCCTCACCCCAACCCCAAAGGACCACCGATGAGCCAATGCAAAGCGGTGCATTACGACGAGCACGGCAAGGTGGTTGCTGTCTGCACCCGCAGCCTCAACCATCACTCAGATCACCACGCCTTCGACGGTGAAACCGACATCCGATGGACCGGCGAAATCGACGTGCTGCGGGACATCAGGGAGCGCCGCTGATGTCTGAGTTGGCCCAGATCCTCACCCTCCAGGCATCTTTTTTAGCCGCTTCTCCTACGTGTCCTCGTTGTTGGGGGACCTCCTGCAACCACGAAAGGCCCAACCATGAGCGAAACGAGTCGTGATTCGGCTTCCGTCGCCGATGAAATCGACCCAGAAGGGTTCACGCGCTACGGCGGCGACTGCCTTTGCGGGGCGCTCTACACCTACAACGGCATGGTCGAACCGGGCCAGTTCCACCCTTTTTGCCCTGACCATGGCGATCCCGAAGACGAGCGGTGCCTGGCTGCTGCCGATGTGTCCGCCAAGCGCGCAGATGCCAGCGCAGGGTTGTTCGCCAGCTATCGGCACCGGTACATGTTCGGCTCAGACAATGACGACGACATCAGGGAACGCCGCTGATGTCTGATCTGTCCCAGATCCTCGCCGTCCAGGCGTCGTTCCTAACTGCCTCTCCGACGTGTCCTCGGTGTTGGCTTCCCCACTGCAACCACGAAAGGCCCAACCAATGAACATCCACGTGGTGATGCGAGATCGAGAAGTCATCGGCGCCGCAATCAAGCCGGAATCAGCGGAGGTTCTTCGCGTTGCCGAAGCGAAGCGACGACGAGACGCCTTCATGGATGGACCAGCCGGATACGAAGGGGAAACCAGATATCAACGTGACGTTGTGTACAGCTGCTACTACGACGAGATGACCGTCATCAAGACCGAACTGCACGATGGAGAACTGGTATGAGACTCGTTAAGCAGGCCGAGATGCTGACCCTGCCCCCAGGGACGCTATTCGCCGAACTGCAACAGCAGTGGTGTTTCCAGGACCTCGCAATCAAGGGCGAAACCATCATCCGCGACCGGAAACCATCCGGGTTTTGGGAACATTCCATCGCCTGGCCCGAATCCGACGACGAAACCGGAACGCCGTTCGACCGCCTGGACATCATGTGGAACGACCCGACCGCGTCATACCCAATCGAAACCGCACCCACCCGCCATGACTGTCGGGAACCCGAAACCCGATACCTCGTCCTAGAAGCGGCTGACATCGACTATCTGATCAGCGTCATCCGACCAGGGGAGCAGCAGTGACCGCGCCGCGCCTGGACACGAAAACCGTTGATAAGCAGGTAAAATCATGCCCATGCGTGGAGGTGTAGCTGTGGCCCAACCCATCACCGACGAGGACGGCAACCTGCCGGCCGCCAAGGTCGAGCTGTCCAACGCGGTATCGGCGTTGATCGAACCGAAACCGAAGAACCGTGAGATGGACGACGGCACCAACCGCATCGAATGGGTTGATTCCCTCTACGACCAACTCTTGGACGCTGTACCCGGTGGGCAGGGAAACGCATCCCGGGTGCCGCAGTCCTCACCCCCCATGTGCTTGGACGCTGCGGAGCTGAAAGCTGAGATCGACACCGCCATCGCCATCTGGGAACCGAAACCCCTCATCGACGCCTCACAACCCCACATCGCACCCATCACCATCATCCGGTTGCAGGCACTTGAAGGCAGGTCGTGGCGACCCCAAGACGTGAGGGCCATCGAGCAGATCGCCACCAACATCCGATCCTGGTGCGAATCCATCACCACCCTGCTCAACCCCGCCCCCAAATGGACCCTCCCCAACCCGTGCCCTGCCTGCGATGTGGCGATCGTGTACCGCAAGAACAGCGGCGGCGAAACCGTCCGCCAATCCGCATTGCAGATCGGCCCCACCGGTTGTGTATGCCAGAACTGCCACCACGAATGGGCGCCCTCCTATTTCCAGCATTTGGCCCGCGTCATGGGCTACGACCTACCCGCTGGTGTACTCGAATAGACACGCGTGGACTCACGTGCACGGGAATGGTCGCAAGAATGGCGTTTATGTGGCACGATAAACATCGGCACCAGCAGTGTGTGAAAATCCCGATCTTATCGACGGGTCTCCCCCTGTTCCCCTGCTGGCCGCCCTTACTTAGCTGGACCGCCTCGCAGGCTGGTCGAATCCCGTTCTGACCGCTATCCAACGGTTACACCCCTGTTTGCTGCGGGAGGTTCGTCATGTCACCAACCCCCGCCCAAGTCGCAGCCCGCACACGGTTAGAAGCGCGCATCACCCGCTGCTACACCAACCTGAAACGCGCCCGATTCGACGGCAACGACCTCGTCATGGACATCGCTGAGCGGGATTTGAACGACTTGTTGGATCAGTTGCCTCGCACAGCCCAGGAGGAAACATGAAGCTCATCGACCGAGTGATCGACTATGTGGCGGATCGGGTCCTTGAGCGCGTGGAAACGCGTCGTCCACACCAGAATGTGACGCTCAACGTCGTCAACCGAGCGGACTGGGACGATGCTGCACCGGGTACTGCGTACCAAAGTGATCTGGCGAAATTCGAGGCCGAACACCAGGCAATGAGGGAATCCGCCAGGGAATTCGCGCGGAAGGTCGTAGGGCCGGAACCGAAACTGTGGGGCCGCACCCGTGGATGTTGACGCTTTGGCTGAGCGGGTTGCTCCCCGTTTGGCGACGTTGACGCACCCCGGCGACGGAAGCCCCGGATCCGATGTTCGCCCGCTGAACTTGTGTGGTTTGTTCGGGCCGTACGAAGTCCCCGACAACATCTCCGAAGAAGACCGGGAAGAACTTGGCATCCCAGCACCGGAGTTCCCACGCCTGTTCATGGAGGCGGTCTACGCCCTCGAAGAGTCAGAGTTCAATGTGGCCCGCGTCGACGCTACCCAGTTAGCGGAGGACCGCGCCGAACTGAAGGCGTTGCGCGCAGCAGACGGCGGCAAACGCCATGAGCGCAAATGGTTCTACGACCCGTCAGGGAACCGACTGTTTCGTGCCATGATCACTGCCGATGGTGAGGGATACATCATTTCCCAAGACTCACTCGACGCCATCAGGAACAGCTGATGGCGCACATCCGGGTCGAGGTTGACGGGACAGTCCAGTTTGACGGTGAAGTCTCCGACTGGCAGGCACCACCCACACCACCCGCTGTAGCTTCCCCCATCCGTGCAGCCGACATGCCACCCGGCATCCGAACCATCCTCGCCAAAGCACTGTGCGAAACCCTAGAGAAAGCCACTGGGTTCAAGTTCAGGCAAATCTGA